ATATCTTTTGTAGAATATTTGTAGAACTATTTTCGGCAAATGTACGCACTTTTTGCTGAAAATAAGAAAGAAAAACGCCCAACCTTACAAGAAAGTTGAGCGTTTGCAGTAGTCCCGTTGGGAATCGAACCCAAATCTACGCTTTAGGAGAGCATTGTTCTATCCATTGAACTACAAGACCTTACGAATATTTTGTGTGCCTAACCGTCAGACATTCACCCAGTGAAACCCCAACTTTGCCGACTTCCACGCTTGAAAGCAGCTCATAAGTTTAGGAAACCCTTAATCCAAATCTGATTTTCAGCGAGTTACACAATTAGTATGTGATTTTGTAGAATTATTGTAGAATTTCTGTATTTCATCATTCATTACTACGTTCATTTCGCCCACAAAGGTAATACAATTTTTTGGGAAACGAGCAAGAAAAAGTGCCGACTTCTCAGCCGACACTTCCCAACTTAATAAAAACAATCTTAACCTATGAAAAGAACCTACTTCAATTCTATGTATTCTGTATAGGTGATTTTGGTGTGCGGATTGGTGCTTGTTATTTCCTGTCGTATGGCTTTTGTACCCCAACGGAAAAACAAGAATTTCTTAGGCACACGGTGGACTATCTGAATGAGGGTGTCCTGTGATACCATATTGAGCGACACATCACGCCCTTTGAGTTCACCAAGTATATTTACCCACGCATCATGCCAACTGAAAGCCTTGAGGGTATCAACAGCACCATCACGATACACAATGCTGTCACGGACTTGTGTAATCACCTTTACCTCTGTTTCGGTTGCAGTGGTCATTGCGGATTGCAACCGCTTAACCTTTACCCCCAATTCTTCTGCTGTCTGGCACACTTGCTTGTAGTTGGCTTTCAGTTCGGAGTTGGTAAGTTCCAACTTTTGAACACTCGCAGCCGACTTGCCAGCCTCTGTTTTATAATAGGTGGCTTTCTGCATCAATGCCGTTTGGTTGGCGGTCAGCCTGTCGTTGTCCGTCTGTAAGGCTCTATTTCGGAGATACAGAGCCGAACACAGACAGACCAACACAACCATAGCGATAGTTACCCACTTTCTCATTTCGCCACATTGTTAATGTAGTCAATGATACCCTCAACGTGGAGTGTGGTTATTGCAGTCTTGCCCTCTTCTGAAAGCAAGAAGTCCACATCTTCCTTATTGTCTTGGAACAGGTTTTCAGTCAGAACTGCGGGACAGAGCGTATCACGGCAAATGGCAAGGTTTTGTGTGATGTACTTTTCGTTTGGCACAGCACGGTTGCCTTTCAAGCCAAGTTCAATAGCCTTGTTCCACAGACAGGCAGCAAGTCGTTTGCTGTTGGCAGAGGCATTAAGTCCGACATGAGCGGTAAAGCCTCTTGCACTATACCACTTGCCATCACTGCCAACGGCATTGTTGTGAATACTCACCACAAGCACATTCTTTGAGCCAACCTTGCGGCATATATCGTTCACTCTCTTGCATCGAATGGAAAGCGAAATGTCAAATTCTTCTGGCACTATGCGCTCAACATCGTAGCCTTTACACTTGAGGCATTTTTCTACACGCTTTGCAATCTCCCTTGCATAAGCGTATTCATGCAAACGACCATCGGGCGATTGCTTGCCCGTGGTGTTCACTCCATGCCCATTGTCAATTAAAATTTTAACCATAATATATAATCTGCTTAAAATGTTGTATAGTTCTGCATATAATTTTACGCAAAACTTGTATTTATGCGTTCAGCCGTTGGTAGAAGTCGGTTTTGATGTTGTCGTATGCGAGCTTCACGTTAGTGTAGGCACGGGCATTGTTTGCGCCATCCTCATTGTAAATCTCGCCCTCTACCACCTTTGCCACATCTTCAACCCAATCAGTGTTGCAATACTCGGATATTGGCTTACCTCTGTATGTGAATGGGTCAAAACGGCTGTTGCGGTCGTTATGGATAACTTGAAGTGATTTGCGTATCTTTATAGCTGTCGCTTCGTGGTCTATGATGTGGTTTTCCTCACGCACACGCTTGATAAGCCTACAAACTTGCTCAATGGATAGGTCAAAGGCAAAACCTGTGAGGTTGCGTATTCTTAACTGTGTTTCTGTACGCAACCCCTCGGAAATGTCCTGTAACATATCGTTCTGTGCGTTTGTGGTCTTGGCAAGCTCTTGGAGGCTCTCCTTATTGTCTTGCATCATTTGATTTATGATAGCCTTAAACCACTTGAATATTGCCACCATCATTGCAGCCGACAACAGCAAGAAGAAAGCAGCCGTAACCGCCATCATACCGAAATCGCTTATACCATGCGCAACGGTTGTTACATCTGTCGTGTTCATCGGCTTCTCCTGTTCTTGGTACGTTTGTAAAACTCAAAGTTTTCCCTATCTTCCTTGGTTATCTCACTTTTAGGCGAGAACACACGAAAACCGTACATATTGCCATAACTCACAACCTTAATGATTGCACGGAACGGATAATGTCGCTTGGGATTGCAAAACACCTCTTTCAGTTTCTTGCTGTCCGTGAAGAAAGCAGACCGATTGTAACCCTCCCCATAAGCGACAAGTGTACGGTCGCCATTTTCGGTTGCTCTGTTCTGCCAACCAGTGAACACCATTATCTGATTGACAACCGCATCCACAGATGTAAACTCACAATCGAAAAGGTCGCTGTTCTCGTTGGGGTCTTCAATGAAATCTTCTATCTCGTTCATAAGTCCATAGGAATGTTAAGGGTTTCACAATCGCTGTCTATCATCGTGCGGATTGCCAGACGGTCTTTCAAGAAATCCTCATAAGGTTTCTTTGCGGATTCATCCATCAAGCCAAGCGTAGCACTCTGATACTCGTTCACCAACTTGCTTTCGGTCTTAGCCGGGTACTTTGCAGTGATTAACGTGCTGAAAATGTTATCGGCTGTCTTGGGATATACCACACGGAGGCTGTCGTACTGCCACATCTTGCCTGTCGGAGTTTCCCCCTCCTTGACTATGTGCGTACCGCCCATTTCGTCTGCTACTACATCCACTTCTTTTATGTTGTGATTGTAGAGAAATGTTCCCTGTCCGTTGTTGTAAGGGTCTATCATTTGCGGACGCTGTTCTGACAAAAGACCCATTGATAAAATGCTTGTGTCCATAGTTTGTAATTTTATTAAAGACATTCTTTTTGTGTACCTCGCTACATCTGCTTATCCAACCATATTCAGACGAAAAGAGGTGCTTTATATCACTCTCATCTTTAATAGGACATTTCTTAGCGATAATGGATGCCTTGCGGTAGAACTTCAACAATATGCTTTTTCTAAGCAATACGTTGTAATGGTTCTGCAAAAAGCCGACATAATCAATGCCTCTATCATCAACGGGGAATATCTGCCAATTTGCCTTATACTCCACTTTCAGCTCGGCAGCGAGATACAAGCCTGTCATGTCAAGCACATAGTGCAGTGCTTCCTTGCTCTCGCACAGGAAAACCATATCATCCATATAGCGGAAATAATACAGTTTCACTCCAAATCTGCGTAGGATGTAAGGTGCCAGAACTTCCTTAACCCAATGGTCAAAGAAAGCCAGATACAAGTTGGCTAAGTATTGGCTTGTGTAGTTCCCTATCGGCAACCCCTTGTCTTTACCGTTACTGTCAATTATCTTATCTAACAGGCGCAACATCTGAATATCCGCTATCGTGTACCTTATCACAATCTTCAATGCGGCATGGTCAATGTTATCATAGAACTTGCGGATGTCCGTTTTCAGACAATAGCGTGTTCCTTTCTTATCACGCATAAGCGCACTGCGCACATCAAGCATACACTTGTGTACACCACGCCCTTTGATGCAAGCGTAAGTGTTTTCAATGAATAGATGCGTCCAATGCTCGCCCAACACGTTTATCACGCAATGGTGAATGATGCGGTCGGGAAAGAATGGGGCAATCATCAAGACACGTTCCTTGGGGTCATGTATCTTTCTTTCCTTATACTTGCCGGGTACATACGTTTCATACGCCAACATTTCATACAATTCATCAAGCCTTTCGCAAATATGCTCATTGAAATCGTTAATCTCGCTGCGTTCACCTTTGCCGTGCTGTGCGTTGTATTGAGCCAGACACAAGTTTTCGTTTGTGTAGAGCAAGTGATATACGTTCTTCAACTTCTTACTTGGAGAACAAGCCAGCTTGCCTGTATCGCCAATGTAAAGACCGCAATCCTCAAAGTCGGAGTATTGATACAAATATGTATTTGCGTTCATCTACTATATGTGCCGTTAGTCTAATACAGAGCTTTCAATTTTCTTACTCGCACCGTGTTAATCACTATTTTTCTACCAAGAGGTAAAGTGTCGGCAGCTTCAGTATCTTATTTCTCAATTGAAACCAAACGGTAAAAGCGGAAGCCACTGTTCGCATTCGAGTTCGAGGAACGATTATTCGCATTCAGATAACCGAAACCCGCATTCGCACCATTATTCGCATTAGCAGACAGCAGGCAACCCCAAACTACCGACACTTAAAATATTTTGTTTTAATATTTCCTGTTTATTCTCTCACTCACTTTGCCCCGATTTTCGTTGCGCCGTGAACCGTTTTTGCAGTCTGTCAAAAACGGCACAAGCGGAAGCCACTGCTCGCAGCCGAGTACGAGGAACGAGAATTCGCATACAGATAACCGAAACCCGCATTCGCACCATAAGTCGCATTAGCAGACAGCAGGCAACCCCACCATCCACTTGCTGTTCTGCCCGGATGCCAGTAGTAATCACAAGCACCTTGATTGCTGCTACCACCTATTGCATCGGGGAAACAGATACCATTCGTTGAAATGGCGAAGTGTAGGATATAACCACTATCACGGGGCAAATCACACATTTCTTCATATCCATCTGGAACGGTTGTTGCGTTGTCTGAATGTGAGGTGAATTTTGTAGGGTCTTGGCACAGGTAAGCGATACTACGACCACCCTCTGTATCGGGGATATGCCGTATCAGCACATCATCAGCCAACAGCCAAAGATACTCAAAGGGTGCTTCAAGTCCACGGTAAGATGTTACATACACGGTCTTGTCGCCACCCGTCCAACCTTTGATTACATAAGGTATGCGTCCTGTATTGTTTCCGAGCGTTGCAGTAACTCCACAAGGCACGAATGGATTGTAACCACCCCATGTATTCCACTGACTACCATCAACAGCGGGACCACTGCCCAAACCGCCCTGTCTGAACCCGTCAGCGGTCAGCGTTTCGTTGTATGTGTCTTGGCAATGCAAAGAGGCATACTCTATGCGCTGTAACCATGCTATTTCTGTATATACACGATACACGCCAAGGTGAGTGCCATTCTTGCACAATGGTCTTGCTCCAGCCTTGCTGATAGATGTTCTTGGCATACCAAGCATAGAATGGTAAGTACCATCCCAAGCCGAATTAGAGCCGTTACCACCACGGAAACGTGCGGCATTGTCCGCCAACTTCAATATGCCCTCATCATCACGCAATAGTTCATCGCCATTCCATTGCAACCAACAGCCAGACACGGCAATGTTATTGTCACGGTCAATGGTAGCGCACCAAGGCGAACAAGTCTTGCGTGTCATTTCAACGAAGCCGGGCAAAGGATATTCTGAAATGCCATACACCCACTTTGTACCCTCGAACTCAATACGCAAATAGTATTTGGGCTTCTCCAGCATCACGTTTCCATCCGTGCTGTCAATGGTAGCCTTTGCGCCCGAATCCTTTTTACGGCTGTCATTTTGGTGCAAGTAGTATTTAACAGAGCCGTCCGTGTTTTCCACGAAACGCCTCAACTTCTTCTGTATGGGTAACGTGCGGTGCAAGTCAAGGTTTCCAACCCTTGTGAGCTTGTAGTCCTTGCTTGTCAAGTCGCCTTGCACACCGTACCACATATCGTAAGGATATTGTGGCTTTGTAGAGCCACTGCCTAAAATCAGTCCCATGCGCTTATACAATTTTATTTGGTTGTTCACTCGCTCCCCAATATACCTCATACTTCTGCAAGTCAATAGCGTTTGGGGAAATGTACGCTATCATTGCGGGTGTCCAATCGCCAATTGGCACAGGAAAGGCTCCCCTCTCTCTGTCACCAATAAGGCGGCAGTCAAGCAGCGTGTCGCTCAACATCGTGTTTTCCTTGCTACGGACATACACGGAGAACGGCACACCGCCCAAAGAGAAGCCCTTGGAAAGGTCGGAAATACGACCCTTGGCTATAATTCTTACATCTTCCATATTTACTTGGTAAATCTACACTGCAAAGGTAGTAAAAATGTGTCTATAAAACACACTTTAAGACATAAATCAGCAATATTTGGAGCATTTGCCCCAAAACACCGCCTAATATGGTGGCTAACAAGTCCAACCAATCCCATTTACCACCATAAGCTCTGTCCTTAAACTCCATGCCACAAGCCAATCCACCCACGAATAAAACCGTGAGTAGAAAGGCGCAAGGAATGGCATAGAGAAAGTGCTTTTGTCTGTTACTTTCTGTAATCCAATTCATAATGCCATTAAATTTGTTAAGTTCGTTTCAAGCGCATTGATTTGCGCTCGTTTCTCATTTCTATCTTCGTGCAATGCCTTGATGTCATAAGGCAGTTCTTCACCGACAAGGGAGGCTTCATAACACTTGATAACTTGATAATCTGTTTCTGACAATTCAGCTTTGATAGCGTCAATCTCACCCAGTATTTTTGTCGTGTTCACAACCTTTTCATAGTTGAACGAGATACGATTTCCATTGTCGTAAGGAACTAACCGAATGGTGTAATTATCATCATCGGATATAGTCTTACTTTCATCAATATCATCAACAGGCTTCCATTCAGAAGAAAGGTTCTGCACCTGTCCTTGCTCTACTTCCCTTGCTCTTAGAAAGCCATTCTCTATATATCCATACTTTGCCATAGCTTTATTGTTTTAGAACTTCCATCTTGATACTATCCAAGCCTCTTTTTTTACACTATTAACATAGCCGATTGTAAAAACAAACATACCTCCTTGTCCCTCGCTAAATGCGTAATCCGTGTTTTCGGAAGAATCATCGTAAATATGATGCCCCGTCAATGGCTTAAATAGCAGCGAGCCACTCCACCATTGCTTCACGAAAATTACCTGTCCCTCTTTTGGGTCTGATGGCAGATATACTGTTTCGGCATATCGTGAATAACCAATAACAAGACTATCATCACTACTTAGATATGATGAATGTCCAGACTTGCCTATTTCCGTAATACAAATTCGCCCCAGAGTAAGACCGCCAGCATACAAGTCGTAAAAGAAGCCGCCATAAGCGGGTGCATTACCGCTGTTATCCGCTCTGCCATAAACGCCAGCAACAATCGTTTCAACAGCATTTACCGCCCATTCTCGTTTTTTTACATTTGCGAATCCTAATCCAACTACTGCACCACGGTGGGTATATCCAGAGCTTAAAGGCATACCATCCGTACCAGCCATATTTGAAAATACGCCCGTAGGGGATATATAAGATACTGACGAACTGTTTTTCTTAGAGCGTACTTCAACAGTACCATTATTTAGACTTGCCTTAATATTTGCACCATATACACCTTGGTATTCAGGCATAACATTATCACCGCCATTATTCGATGTTTCAAGCAGTATTTCACCACCTTTCGCATCAAGTGTTATCTTATTTCCCTGTTCAAGCGTTGATACTATTTTGCCTTTGCTGATAAACCAATCTCCAATGTTAGCACCCTCTGCCAAAAGCAAATTGGTTGCTATGCTTTCAAACTGCGCACCAAAGTTATTCCACTTTGATGTGTTCGTTGGAACGACATTATAGAACTCGCCCGCATCAATACGAGCAATGTAGTAAATGCCGTTGTACTTGACTGCATCAACACGATACTGATTGCCGTAATATGTCTTGCTACTATCATACACGCCACGATACACCATAGCTGGACTTTTGCCATTCTTGCCATCCTTTCCGTCATAAGGGGTGATACGCACAGGCTCGCTCCAATTTTCAAGCAATGCGCCTGTACCGCTCTTCTTGGCTACAATCATCCACAAGTATTCAAGCGTACCAACAGACGGCTGTACGGTAGTCCATCCGTTCGGCTCTGCATCCGTCTTAACCAAACTTGGCGCACTGTTGCGTGAGCCGTTCTTGGCAAACCTGTACTCTTGGTAGTCGGGGCGATTGTCGTTTGAATTTGCATCATAGGCAGTTGCCACCTTGCCAAGTTCCAACTTTGGCATACAGATATAGAGATATTGCGAGTTGCCCTCAATTATGATTGGTTGCAAGCGGAACAACACATATTCAGTATCGGCAAAACTTGCCTTTGTCTTGAATGTTATAGTATGTTTTTTCCATGCCGTGTATGTCGGATAATCAACAGCACAATCCGCACCAATAGTATTGTTGTATTGTACACCATCCACAAACACCTTGGTTGTATCAATGGCACTTGGGTATACATAGGTGCTGAATATTGTACCGCCTATTTCAAGTATGCGCACCCAATTAAGGGTTGCTTTGCCTGTGCGTGGGTCTGTACTGTCATACAAGTATGCCGCAAAATGATACACACCATCAGCGGGTACATCGTCAAACGAAATGGAGGCTGTCGTGTTATAGGTATTGCTGACAGAAATTTCCTTTTGCCATTTCCATCCGTCTTGCCATATAAAGCACCTTAATTCCTTTCCGTCTGATTTAGCTTGCGCATCAATGCGTCCATTGAATGAGAATGTGTACTTGCGCCCACTTCTTAGATACAATGTGCGCTGTGCAAAGCCGTATGCGCTGCTTGTTTCGTTCACGGTCAATGTTTTAGTTCCACACTTTGCCCAGAATGAAAGAGTGTACCATGTCGAAGGCTTTAACTTCTTAGTGGTCGAGGACTGCAACACTTGGCGCAACACTTCTTTATACACGCTTTCATCATTCCGCTTAGTGTTTGCATCATAGAAACAATTATGTCCGTCCACACCGCTTGTATTGATGTGGGTAATGCTTGTATCTATGCCACTACCACCATTATTGCGAGAAACGACATCCCATTTATCCAGCCTATCCATGCTTTCAAACTCTGTCTGTTCAAGCAGATTGGGATTCCATACAACGTAATTGTTCCACAAGGTAGGCTCGGAGAAAGACCCCCATTTGCCATTTGTCTTGTGTCTTATAGACACCCATTCAAAAGGATAGTCTGCCGACACACCGCTTGGTTCATCAGTCCAACCCGTAGGCACATATCCGTCAGCAGTGGAACTTACCAAAATTGCATCGGGTGCTGTTTCTACCTCTGTACGCTTGAATACATATTCAGTACCATCGCCATCCGTACCCTTATCACCCCATTTCGCCCAAATGACAGGCGTACTGAAAGCCGACCAAGTATCAGTACCGCTTGGTTTGGTTCTTACACATACCCACTCGTATTTGTACGTTTCGGTTATTCCTTGTGGGTTGTCAGTCCAACCCGTAGGCACATAATCATCAGTATTCACGGATGTTGGTTTACTTGGTGTACTGCCTGCATTGCGCAAATAGATAAACTCTATATCCGTACCGTCAGCACCCTTTGCACCATCCTTGCCAGATATGCGTATCGGTGCAGTCCATGAGCCAAACCGCCCTGTATTCGGGTTGTATATGGCTTGCGACATATACAGATATAGCGTATCTGTCGGTGTTGGCGGCTTGATAGTCCATGCCGTTTGTCCTACCAAGGCAGAGGGTGTGGTGAATGTAGGTGTGCTTGGAGTTGTTGATGCAAGCGTGTAGATGAAATAGAACACAGAGCCATTGTTTCCACTGTTGCCTTTCTCACCCGAAATTCTTACAGGCGTACTCCAATTTGTTTTGAGCGTTCCATCTGCATTTATTTCTGCTTGCGACATCCAAAGATAATCGCCTGTTGCAAGTGTTGGCGGTTCATCACTCCATCCGCTTGGGTTGCGCTCTGTAACCGTTATTGCGGGAAATGATGTGCTTGATGTGTTCTTGGCATACTTGAAATCAGTATAAGCACCATCCACACCATCCTCTGCCGTGGTCTGTACAGGCTCGCTCCACGTTCCAGCCTTGCCTGTTACGCCATTGATTGTAGCCTTTGACATCCACCACTTGCCTATTGCGCTTGGTGTGTCGCTCCAGCCATCGGGGATAGGTGCAGTAGATGTGGGCGTTGTAGGTTTCGTATCGCTTTCCTTAAAGACAAAGCTCACCCAATCGCCATTGTTTCCGCTAATGCCGTCAGCACCTTGTGCTACAATCGCCCAATAGGTTGAATTGGTTGGCAAGTTACCCTTGGTAGGTGTGGGGTGTATGTAGCGATAGGTACACGTTGCGCCATTGCTTGTATAAGCCACTTCATCACTCGTGTAGTAGATGTAATCCTTATTCCACACTCCACGATAAACGCCCAACGGCACAACATCACCGCTGCCACTTGCCACGCTAACATTCTTCAATGTCAGACGGCTTTTTGCCGACACGTTCCAATCAATAGAACTTGTGCTGTCACCAATGCGGAACTTGTTGCCGTCCAAATCCAAGTAGCACTCGCCATCACTCGTAATGATGCGCCCAGTTGTGATAGTGTTGCCATTGATGCGAGTAAAGCCGTATGTGGTCTGAAAATCTCTGAAATTATCATCTGCATACAGGCTTGATACTATGCCAACTTGGAAATAGTAATTGTTGGGGTCGCTCGTAGGCTCAAACTTCAATTGCTCTTGGGTAAGATACCACACACCGTTTTCACCGCTCTTTGAACACTTGGCAAACAGATAGTAACCGCCTGTGCTTTGCAGTTTGAACGAGGCTTCATTCATCTGCCAGTTCCTAATCTTGTCGTTGTCAATGGTGAGGTGTGAGAGTATGCCAGCCGTAGCGACAAACATATTCGGGTTGCCCCCGAAGTTGGCTTGCAGCACACACCCAGACAAAACAAACTGTTGGCTCTTTGCTCCAACGGTCAGCATATTTGTGTCAATGGAGTTTGGCTTGATGTTGTCCGTGTCAAAATATCCGTCCGTGTCATAGACCATGTTACGCAAATCCTCTGTGGTTCTCCATCCTCGCCTTGCTTTGTTCAAATCACGGAGGCGGTTGTTGTTTATGATGTTTTCATGCTCAATGACAGTAAGCACGGTTTGCGTCTGTATAGACACGGCTGTTGTGTCTGCCAAAGTAATTTGGTAGTCCTGTTCCAACAAAAGGTTGCGTGTTACTTTCTGTATGCGCATTTGTTTCTCAATGCCAAAACGTGTGTCCTTAACAGGCACATAATCGCCCACCTCAAACACGCTTGTGTCGGTATCACGGCTTAGTTCTTGGAGAAAGTAGAGCCTATCCAATGTCAGCGTGTATTGAGCCTTTGCCTGTGTCGCTGTCTTGAAATCTTCCATTGCTGCATACCACAAAGCCTCTTCAGCCTTTTGCTCGTAGCTTTCGGGCAGATATATGTCGGTTATCTTGTAGGTGTTGCCGACCTCAATCCTGTAAGCGTCCTGTGTTTCAGCGGAGGGAATGGTCAAACCTCTATTATCCGTGAATGGGATAATGCGGAATTTCTTTGTTTCGTGGTTGTAGCCACCTTTCGCCTCAAGTTCAAACTGTTGCCCAGCCAACCGCCCAGAAGTGAATGTTATCTTTGCGCTCGTTCCGTCCACAAGGTACACCGTGCCTTTATCGTCTTTCTTGTTAAGGTCGAAGTCCATTGTATCATCAATGAAAGCGCAAATATCATCAGCCACAACAGCCGTAACGGTTCCCGTGCGTGTGGGGTAGATGTTATCATAGGTCTTTACATCTTCCTCACTGCCTATCTTATCACGAAGTTCTGCATCCTCAATGTAGCGTTTTGCATCATCAGCAATGCCGATTGTTTCAGTACCCACCTTAACAATCGTTCCGTCTGAAAGGGTATGCTCGTACTGGTTCTTTCGCTGTGGGTACGGCAATTGCAGTCGCTCCGAATACTCCCTGTAATTGCTCCGAATGTTGGTTGTACCACCCTCTGCCCACAGACGGGTTATAATGGCTTTATCGTCTATCTTCTGTTCTTTGAGGTTGTACAATCCGTTACCCTTGCCCCATTCAAAGAAATCAGCACCGCTTGGAGGATTGATACGCTTGCCAAACTTGCCTATATGGATAGTGCGCACACCCTTGTCTTGGGTTATCTGAAACTCCAAGTTGAACTGCTCGCTGTTGCAAAGGGTCTGCAATGCCTGCAAACAGTTCACGCCCGAAAACTGAATAGTCTTAGCCTCCGTGTCGGGGCAGTTATCCACATCGAACTTCCACAACCCCGGATAATCCCTTTCCATGTTGTAGATAAGGACTTGCACAAATTCCTTGATTGTATAGGTCAAGTCAAATGTGCTTTTGTCGCTCTTGCCGTACTTGTCGCAATTGCGGTAGATAGTTTTCATAAGGTCGTACATCACGCCATAGAATACAGGCTCGTAGTTGTAATAACCCTCTGAAACAACCTCACGGGTTGTTGTGGCTCTGATACTATATTCCTTGCCACCAATGGTTATCTTATCTCCTTTGGCGAATGACAACCAATTGGCGGAAACGATTTTGAGCGAAATGTAATCATCGCCCATTAAGGAACTTGTGAGTGTAGCCTCTTTGACGAAACAAAACGGCTCGTTTGTGTTGAGCTGTATTGTTTCGCCATTGCGCTTTGTTATTTGAGTAATTCCCATACTACAATATCGTTTGTTTCAAAACTTTCAATATCTTCAATCACGCCAGCAACAATGATGTCATACTCGCCAGCAAGTGCATAGGTGTGTTCTACGGTTGTTTCGTTGCCACTCACATTGAATGTGTGTGTTCCGTCACCCCAATAGATGTTGAGCAACTTTGTGGATGTAACCTTTATCGTTGCCTTGGAATTGTCGCTTGCCGATATGTGGCGCAACACACGTTTTACGGGTTCATCTTCTATGAGTTTCATTTTGAACGTGCCAACCATAAGGTCATTGTTGTACTGCCCCCATGTCTTTGTCATGTCGGTTTCATCATACAAGCCTACCTCATAGACCAATGGCTTTGCCTTTCCGTCATACTCCACGGTCAAACGGTGTGTGCCGTCCCCATCGAACAATGACATAAAGCGGTTAGTCCATTCCACAAATGCGCTGCGACCGCTTGCCTCAAGGAAACAATCAAGCGTAATGGTGCGCTCCTTATAGCGTTTTCTGTTTCTGTCACGCACAATGCCGTGGTAGTTGTCCCAATCCACTTGCAATGCGTCTTTCTGTGCAAGGCGACCGACCAAGCCAGTAGAGCCAGACACATACACGCCATAGTCCTTGAAATTCACACCGTCAATGTAGTATTCCACATCGTTGTCTGCCTGTATTTCCAACAGGTCTTTTTCGGTCTTTGCCACATTGTACACTTTCAACTCGTCAATGTTTGCAGTCGTTGTAAGCAGTTCGTCAGTGCAAAGGCTCAAACCCTGTGGTGTACCACCAAGCGAGGCTGTATAGACACAAGCCGAATCTATGTACACTCTGAATGTGTCGCTGTCACGCACAAAGGCGATAAAGTACCATTGGTTAGGCGCAACATCAATCCACTTTTCACGATAGTTATCTACACCAAGTAAATTTACCACCCAACCGATACGGCTTTGTGTTGTCATTACATAGGCAGACACCGTGAAGTTTCCGCTAAAAGGAATGGCTTTTGCGGTCAGACACTCACCGCCATTCAAAGCAAGTGCCTTGACTGTCTTGGCGTTCTTGGTGAATGTTGCCCCGTCTGAAAGTGTCGCATCAGCACGGCTTGCCGAATAGTCGTAAGCCTTATTGCCATCGGGGTCGTCAAATGGCAAGTAAAGTATCAAGTTCTTATCTACCATATCAGTATGTAGTTTTATTGTTATAGTTCACGATTACACAATTTGGCTTTTCACCGTCCACGAAGTCTATTTGTGGAGTGCTGCCATACACATTGAGGATAACGCTTGCATCATCACCGACAACCGACAGGTGTACTTTGGTTTGGTCGAACAAATCTATTGTCAAAACGGCATGGTCAGACACATTTACGGCTATTTCGCTTGTGTGGCGCACATACAGGCGTGAAACACTATATCCGTCATACTCCAACATACCCCTACAAGCACCATTAAGCACCAAATCTGCCTTGTTTGCGAGTATGGGCATATCTTCATCAATATAGACACCGTAAGGCTCGCTGTTGCCCTTAAAATGCGTCCTAAGAAAATCAAGCGTGGGGTAATCCTCACAAATGCAAAAGTCAATGCCCTTGATGTAGAGCTTTACCAATGCCTCCGTGTCTAAGTTGCCCCTCAATTTCATCTGCCAAAGGCGGCACAGACCTTTCTCTGTGCCATCCTTTCTAAGTTGTTCTACCAGTTCCATATTACGAAATGCCTTGTGATAGTAATGAATTGTCCTTTGTTTCTATGCGTTTAAGCGTGCTTTCAATGTTTTGCAGTCGTTCAGCCGACAAAGCCGTGTTTCTCGCTATCTCCGACTGTTGCAACAACTGTTCACGCATTATGCTTGTCTGTTCACCTTGGTTAATGATGAAAGCATTGAGCCTACCAGCAATCACACCGCCTGTTTCCTCACTCATTGAGGTTACGGCTCCCGTCAGTGGGTCGCTTGCCACATCATCAACATCTTTTATCCAATCGCCCACTGCTTCCAAGCCTTGCTTGAATTTCTCGCCCGCTGCGTTGGCTTGGCGTTCAAACTCTTTCTTTTCCTCGTCTGTCAATACTCCATCTTCCATCGCCTTGCCCAGATACTCAACCGCATCATTGATACCCTTTGCAAGGAAATTTCGTTTGAGAGCCTCAACCACAGCGTTTTTAAGCACTTTCTTTGTCGTTTCTCCCAAAGCCTTTGCCGCATCCTCACCAGAGCAATACGCATCCACTATTGCATCCGCAAACTCATCAATGGCACTCTTTACATCAGTGCCAGCGAATGTTTCCATCATCTGTTGGTCTAAATCCTCGATTTGCTGATTTATTTCCTCAATCTGATTTTCCCATTCTTTGATTTTGTTGTTATCGGTTTTCTTCTTGCTCTTTTCTGCCTGTATCTGTTGGCGCATAAGTTCCTGTTGCTCTCGCAATGATTCCTTTTGCGATTGCCACAAAGCAAGCATATCACCGCCCTCCTTAGCTCTGTTAAGTTGGGCATTGAGCTGCTTTATCTGTGTAGTCAGCTTGGCATACTGTGCGAAGTCCCACGCTTTCTTTGCTACCTCACGTTGTTTCTCCAATGCTGCGATTTGGTCTTTGATAGCCTGTATATTCTTTTCGTAGCCTTGGCGTTGCTCATCATTGAATACCCAATAGGTATTATTGAAAGCTCGCTCCAAACGTGAATAGGCTGTTTGCAAGTTGTCTATCTGCTTCTGTAAGTTCTGTATTCGCTTTTCGTACTTTTTATCGTGCAACTTAGCGAATATACCAACCACAGAAGTAATAGAGGAAACCATGCCCGTTATACCGCCCAAGATGTCACCGCTCATAAACTTGCCGACAGAAGCAGCAGCATTGCCCAACTGCCCCATGAGGTCTATTGCAGTACCCAAGCCGTCAGCCACACCATCCATACCTAACGCATCAAACATTGATTGCAATGACGAAGCGCAATCCGTGCTTATGCTCGTTACTTTCTGAATGGAGTTGGTAATGCCTTGTGCTGCCGACTTGACATCTTTCTTGGCTTCATCAACACTTTTTTGAGTTCCCTTGCCGCTTGCAAGGTCTGCCTCGGCTTTCCTTAGTTTCTTCTTAGCCGCCAGATAATCATTGAAGAACGTGCCAAGTGCCTTGAACGGATTAAGTTCTTGAATACGGTTCTTAGCTTGGTTCAGACTATCAATGACAGCCTTGTAATCAACAGGGCTTAGTTTGAGGTTGCCAGCATTGAGTTGTTTCTGTATGTCACTTATCAGCTTTTGTATTTGAGCGACAGTAAGCGTGTCAATGTCTGTAAAGAGGTTTTTCCAACTTTCAGACTGTTGTAAGAATGACATATTGAGAGCCGACAATGCCTCTTGTTCTGCTTTGTTGATTTGTGCCAGACGCTCTGCATCGCCCATTTTCTCGGCTTGGGTGCGAAGTAAAGCGTACTGTGTGGTGATAGACTGCCTTTGTTCCTCAAAGGTGCGGTAATCATCAAGCACGGTCTTTTGCAGTTCCTTTTGCAATTCTGCGTCCTGTTGCGACAGGCTAAGGCTTGCCTCTGCCCGTTCATCAGTGCTGACAATTCCGCTTTCGCCATTCTCCAACTTTTCTTTGGCTTTGGCTACGGCTTCAATCTTTTCGGCAAGAGTTTGGCACTGACCGATAGAATCACTAACTTGCTGCTTGAACTTTTCAAGTGCTGTGGTTTCACCGTTCAACTCGCCTTTCTGTGTGTTAAGCGATATAAGGTAATTGCCCTCACCCTCGGTTAGAGTGCCGTTCTTACGCTTTTCTTCAAGTTTGGATATTTCATTTTCAACATATTGTTTGTAGGAATTACCATCAGCAAGCAACTTTTCAAATTGTTTGTCGGCTACCTCTTTGCCCATATTCTGCACCCAACGGAAATAGAGCTGATACTGCTTTTTCTTATAGTCAAGCTCACCCTCAAACAACTTGTTTTGCGATTGGGTGTAACTCGTATTTTCAAGGTTGCGCCTTTCTTGGAAATTCGCCTTTTCGTCAGAAGTAAGACCACCCTTGCCCGCTTTCTTTCGTGCATCGGCAAGTTCCTTTTCTTCCCTGTCTATCTGTTGGAGCGATTGCTTGTGTTGCAAGTCAAGTTGTGCCTTGCGTTTCTCATAACCCTCTTCCATGACTGCAATTCTCGCCTCTTCAAGTCGTTTGTCGGCTTCAAGTTGCTTTTGGCGCAAATTGTCGGCATTGCGCTGTGTGTCATTTGCACTCTTGCGAGAACTACCGCTATTGCGGTTCTTACCAGTGGCAGTGTCTAAGCGTGTCTGTAACTTGGTAATCTGGCTGTTGTAGTCTTTCCATGCTTGGCTACCAAGTTGCGCCTCGCCCCTTAGTTTTTTGAGGTTCTGTATTTCCGCACCGATACCACTTTCTGTATTCAAGTCGTTCTGTTGCTTGCTTATCTCATTGTTCACAGCCTGTAACAGGGAAAGGGCGTTCTCAAAGCCATAGGTCTTGCAATCAATCGTTACTTCCTTTCCGTTAAGGCTGTTGGCGAGTTCATGCAATTCTTCAAGGCTCATTTTGGTAATATCCACATTGGTAGTGTCCTTTGGAGCAAGGAAATTCTCTAAGTTCTGATTTACCAAGTCAATTGCAGAATTGAACGTGCGCACATCCCTAACCTCATTGTCAAGGTAGATTTTCAGTTGGGATGCAAAGGCTTCCATTTCTTTGTCAGTGGCGTGTGTGCCAGCCTTAGTGCCAGCAACCACATTGTTTACAATCTCGTTGTATTTCTTGGTGAAATCATCGCCCGACAGGGTAGCCAATTCCTTTGCACCAGCCTCCACCAAACTACGCACAGCTTCCCTAATTTCGGGAGCCATGTTTTGTATATTTTCGGCTGCTTCTGTAATTTCGACTTCATAAGTTTCACCATGACCTGTATTTGTTACCGTTCTTTTTTTGCCAGTACCATATTGCAGATTATTCATGCGTGTATCAAATGAATCATAGTTGTTATCGCTGTTCTCGTTCAACTTATTCATTTCTTCTTCTGTACGCTTTGCCTTTATCTTTTCTGCGGTCGTGGCTTGGATTGCATCTTTAACCTCTAAGTATTTTTGACGTTGTTTTTCCAACGTGTCATTTTCTTCAAGCAAGGTTGAATTGTATTCTTTGCATACCTCATTGATTTTCTCCAACATTTCCTTGTGGGTTTTGCTGTCTTTGTTGGAGCGTTGAAGTATGGCAAAATACAAGTCTAACTTATCCGTTACTTTCTTGGTGCTATCCTCAAACTCATTCATCGTGTCCTTTTCTTCCTCGGTCTTTTTACCGAACAAAGTAAAGGCACTAATGAGCAAGCCAACAATGGAAAGGACTGCACCAATCGGATTTGCCGCCATTGTTGCCCACAATGCTTTTAGTCCAGCCGACAACTTTGCTGTAGCTACCGATAGAATGTTTGTTGCTACCGTCTGTGCTGTCTTTGCGCCTGTGTCAGCAATAGAAGCCGTGCGAGCCTGTTGTGTGGCTAATGTTTCAAGCTGTTTCTTTTTAGTGTAGAAATCAGTCTGTGCGGCAAGTGCTGCCTTGCGTGTCGCTGCCTGTGCATCCACTGCTGCATCAAGTTTCTTTTGTGCGCTTGCAATGGCTGTTGCATTACCCGATTGTTGCGCCCAATATACCTCATATCGTGCTGCCTCGGTTGCTTGTGTAGCTGCAATAGCCTTGGCTTTGGCAGATTCTACACTCTGTGCTGCTGCCCTTACATCGCTACGCATAGCCTCAACCGTTTGTGCTTGGTTGGCTGCTTTGGCTTGTGCCTCTTGCATTATAGCGGCTCTATATGCTGCGCTCTTGGCTGTATAGTCTTGCTTAGACAAAGCCAAGCGTTGCTCGGCTGTCATAACACCAAACGCTGCTTGCTCGTAGCCTTGGCTTGAGGCGGTTAGATTGAGGTTGGAAAGATACTCTTGCTGTTGCGCTGTCAATAGGCTTTGAATGGCGGCTATACGCATTTGCTTAACCACTGCTGCCTTTTCTTCGGCTGTCAGTGTCGTTTCAAGTGCTGCGTAATTGGCTTGCTCTGCTGCTGCCATAGCCTTTTTCTGATTGGAAACCTCACCGCTTAATGCGGATTCTGCTTTCATCAAGGTAAGCTGTGCTGTCTTTGCGGCATTGTCAAGCACGGTTATTCCCGTGTAACCCTTGGTGGCTACACTCGTAAGCACGGTAGCGGCTTTCACAGAGCCGTAAGCAATGGCAACAGCTTTGAGTATGCGCACAACATCATCCATGTGTTCAACAAGGTATGTTGCACCCTGTATGCCAGCCGAAAGCGCACCCTCGGTTCGCTCTCCGAAACTATTAAGCGCACTGTCCCAAGCATCCTCCAAGTTTGCAATCTGTCCTGTCAGCGAAGAACTTTGTTTCTCCATGAGCTGATAGAATTGACCGCCCGCATTTGTCATTTTGTTTAGGACTTCCTCAACATCGGGGAATCCAATCTTTCCAGCCGAAACCATTTCGTTAATGCCCTCTGCTGTTGTATGGTACTTTTCGGCAAGTTCCTTTACAAGTGGAATACCACGACCCGTAAACTGCCTTACATCCTGTGCGTACAAGCGTCCCTGTACCATTGTTGTACCATACAAATAGACTATATCGTTAAGCGGAATGGAAAGACCACTTGCAATGTTACCAAGCCTTACAAGCGTGTCATTTACCTTTTCGGCACTAACTCCATAAGCCAAGAGTTGTTTTGCACCCTCGGCTACTCCCATGAGGTCGAAAGGCGTTTTTGCAGCCGTATTAACCATCTGCTGCATTAAGGCAGTGGCTTTTTCCTCACTGCCTAACATCGTACCAAAGGCAATCTCTAACTGTTGGAACTGACCACGGACAGACACAATGCTACTGACAAGGTTATTCATACCTTGCCCAATCAGATAGTAGGAAATGTATTGCCCCGCCTTTTCTGCCATCTGCTGAAAGGAATCCTCAACCGCTGCTGCCTCTTGTGCTGCCGTGTTGGAAAAGTCCTTTATATGTCGTTCCATTGTCGCTGCCGACACATTGAAATCGTCTATGTCAAGTGTAGCTTTAAAGCCTAATCCACCGCCTATATTCTCCATTTATAACATTCCTTTGATATAGTTCTTAATATCTTCTTTCGTTTTCAATTCCCTGTGCTCAACCTTGCTTTCATCAATGACATTGCCGTTTTCGTCTTTCGGCAAGTCCTTTGTGCGTGGTGCATCCGCTATCATCAGTTGCACATTGAGCCACGAAATACCCCAAAGCAAGTAATCATAAGTCCACCCATAACTGCGCATGAGTTCGCCACGATTACCCCAAGGACTGTTTAATCCCGTTACTCTATCCGCTCCGCTTCGGGGTTTGGTTTTGTCGTTCCGACTTCCCGTATCAATCGAATAGAGGTCGTAAAACCCGCTGGGTTCATCATCTGGCTTATAATGGCTGTGAGTTTCTGCAACCGTGCAACTGTCAAGTGTTCCATAAAGAACTTGGATAGTTCCTTAACCGCTTTGTTTGTCTTGTCGGCAACGCTTGCGTCATTGACAACTGCAACGGCTGCTATATCCGCCATTTGCCGTGTGTACTTGAATAGGCGTTTGCTTTCCTGTATAGGCTGTTCCTGTATGGTCTTTTCGTCATACTCAATGCCTATGTACATTTGGCGCAAACGGTCTATTGTGCCAAGGTATAGCGGTTTCACGTTGAATTGGCGCATATACACTTCTTTCATGTGCTCTGTTTCCACATCGGGTATTTCAACAATAGACACGTTCCAATCTTTAGGAATACGCTTGTCGTGCCACACCTTGGTACATTTCGGAAACAGGCGTTTACGGAGGTTGAACCACTTGGAGGGTTTTACTGGGTAAATCTTCAATGGCACAGAAAACTTGCAACCCATTTGTAGCAAGGCTTGCAATGCGTTTTCTTCTATCTCCAAACGCTGTTCTCTCGTTAATTCTTTCTGTTCTTGATTGTTTTCCATATCGTTGTAAAGCAAACACGCCCCCTAACCATTAGGGAAAGGAGGCGTGAATTGGTAAGTTGTTTTGTCGGGTTATCCCGCCTTTGTCGGGTCTGTCATTTCCTCATCAACCGTGAGGGAGTCTTGGAAAGTTACCTTCATCGGTGCAAGACAGATACCCTTTGCAGAATAGGTAATCTCAAACTTTGGAGTGATGCAAACATTGGGACAACCGATATACAATCCCTCTTCTGGCTGCATCCAAACTGCCCATTCTTTATAAACAGGCTTGCGTGGGCGTAACCATTTGCGCTTTGGCTTTATACCCGATACCGTGCCGCCGAAATATCGTGCCATCAAATCCAAATCCGGGTCCATAAGCGTAAGCTCCACGGTCGTAACGTATTCGCCCATAAGGGTAATAACCTTGCTTGATGTTTCAGACTTGTGCTGTGTTACTTCCACATCATCGTCTTTCAGCGTACAAGTGTCTTTGTACACATCGCCCATATCAAGCCAAGTGGTGCCTTTTGCGGGCATGACACCTGCTGTTGTTTCTGCTGGGGCAACATAGATTTTCTTTAACCCCATTGTAGAAAGTATTGGCATAACTTATAAAATTTAATTGTTCGACTTCTTTTCTCTGACAACAATATCCAAGGAAAACGATACAAAATGCTCATTGTGGCTTGGCTCTTGCATAGGTGGATTGATTAGACCAATCACCCAATTGTAACCGCAACCATGCTCATAATGGTTTTGCAGTATCTCCATCGCCTTTTTGCGCAACTCTATGAGCCTTGCAAAATTGGTGTGGAAAAGAGCCTTGCCACATCCTACGCCTTGCGGAATGTCTGGCACATGAATATTGACATTGATACTACCATTACGCACAGACCCCTCGCCATCAATAGACCTTGGCACTATAACAATGCCCTCCTTGGAGTAGTCCTTTCGTTGGTAGTCGGGATTTTCCGCATATTCGGTGTTTGTCCCCATGCCGTCAATCAGCATTTGGCGCACCCTTATTGCAATTTCTTCTGTCGTTATCATAATACACTGTCAAATAGTTCATCTGCTTTTCTTTTCGCTTTATCCATGAGCATTTGCATCGCCCTTGGAAAGTCTGTTCTCGCTTTGAGTTCTGCGGGTAGAATGACATTGTAACCCCTTGCTTCTACATAAGCGGCATAGTTCATTCCAGCTACAATAATGAGTGAAAGAGAGTTCGTAAGCGTTTCAGCCATTTTCATTGCGACCTTTAACGCATTATCTGCGCCCTCTCCTTGTTGGACTGCACCACCAAAGTAGAGAATATCACCATTGCGCACCACAGCATAGCCGATTGAGTTTGTGAGGTTGCCCGTTCTGTCCGTGTAGTTGTGTTTATCCTTTGCATACTTGGTGAGTTCTTCACCTAAGTATTTCAAAAGGTAAATGGCGGCTTCTTCCAATCGCTTTTGGAACAATCGGACTTGTGCGCCTATCGCATCATCACCAAACATCGGAGTTATCCCCATATCTCAATATATTTGCGGTTCATGTTATCTACACCCGAAACAACAAACTCGTCTGTATCTCCATTCTCGCCTGTAATCCGCACAGTACAACCAATAGCCAACACACCACCAAAGTATTTAGGGATAAACACATCATAGGTGTAAGCGTAAGTTTGTCCGTCAGTGCCAACCACTTGCTTTGCGGGGATAGATTTATCTATCTGACATTCACAGCCTTGCAAGAAAGCCGTGCTGTTGTCATTTGGAATAACAAAGCCTGTTGTTGGGTCAGTCTGTACGCTACCCACAGGCTTGTATTCAAAAGTTCCGTTAGTTCTCATTGCTTACCACAGATTAGAGCCGTCAGTAATGGTTGGTACTTCATCGAAATTCTCCAAGTCCAAACCGTTTTCACTGCAAATAGCCTTGATGCGCTTGCGCAACATATCCACATTGTAGCCTTGTGAGGATTTTCCGAGGCTATCGCTACTAAGTACAACCATTTGGGACAATACCTTTACGGCTGCTCTTGCGACAATCCTTTTATCCGTTGTGGGGTTGTATGGCGTTTCTTCATCGCTTACACCCACATCGGACAGAGCTTTAACCATAGACAGCTTGCTTGGCACATAAGGCTCAATTTCTGCGGTCAGTGCTTGAATTTTCGTGAGTTCCATATACTGTTACTCTGTTATGTTGTTGTCATTCTCGTTAAGATATTCGGTAAGCTGTTGTGCCTGTTCGTCTGTGAGCCTGTCAAGTGCATTTGCCACACCACGGTCTTTTGCATTTGGCGCAACGCTTACACCGATATGTGCAAGACCAGCTTTCAGTGTGTCGGTCGGACAAACCTTGCCGTTGTAAGAAATAAAGCCTTTGACAACATTTGCATCATCTTTGTTTGCATTGTTATCATCGTCTATATTTTCATTCTCGTTAGGCGTATCAGACAGGGACACAATGGCACAATAACCACCGCCTACAAGGGCATTGATACGCTCCACATCAGTAGAGTGTACCAAATCGCCCTCGTTCATATCCTTGTTTTCAACCTTGCCGTGAAATGGCTTGATTACTTTCAATTCCATGCACGAAAGGTTTAGAGTGAAACAAGGGTTGTGTTAGCATCGTATGCTGACTTTGTGGTATAGTAAGGCACAACACCGTTTTCATCGGCTTTTACCACTTTCTCCTTAAAGCCACGCACCTGTGCGCAAATAATCTGTCCCATTTCAGTAATGAGCGGTAACAGGCGAGCTGCGCCCTCTGTGTATTCGCCAGCAGTCTGCCCCGTGGATGCACCAGTACGCCACTTTGATATGCGAATACCATTGCCAGCATTGATGTAGTCCACGTTGTCCTCTTCGATAAGCTCACTGTCTTCAATGGCGGGCTGTATCTCACCAATGACACCAGCAGGCTTGATTGCGATAAAGTTAGGATTCCACGGCTGTATCGTGTTGCGCTTGCCGTCCTTATCCACACCCATCTTGCGCTTGATAACCGTGATAGGCGGTATCTCGTTTTCAGTGAGCAATGCGGAAAGTTCAGACGAAGTTACGACCTGTGCCTGTTTGTCTGTGCCATGAGCAAGCAAGCGTGTGGTTGCATCCATGCGCAACCATGTGTAAAGCTCCTGTGACATGAGGATTTCGCCCGGCTCAATGCCACGGTCACGCAAATCAGAGCAAAGGGCAGAGAGCCACAGAATAGGAATGAGCTTGCCAGCCTTGGTGTTTGCAGTAGTCCAGTTGCATACGCTCACCAACTTGTTCTGTTCTTCCATGCCATAGTCCACCTCGTATGAGCGTCCACCCGGATTGTTAATTTCGGGTTTGAACTGTGCCACACCGAAGTTGGAGAAAGCCATAAGCACGATAAAGTCCATTACATCCTTGCAACCAAGGTATGCGTCTTGAATGTCGTGCGTAAGGGTCTTTTCAATCTGCTTTACTTTGTCAGCCTCCTTGAGGCGAGGGTTCTCGTACACTTCCTGTAACTTGCGATAGTCACGGGCAAACATAACGAACTTGTGACCGACACGGGGAATTTCCTTAGTCCATACATCAAAGCCGTCAGTTCTGCGCAATGGTGAGGGGGATTCGTCAGCCAACAGAGTAGCCATGAAACGAATGTTGTACTTGCCCACGATAGCCTCGGCTGTCAATGACATCTGAGGCGTGTTGTAGGTAAACCAACCATCGGAGTACATCTTCTGAAAAAGCGATACTTCCTTTTCAGAGGCTTTGTCAAAGGTCTTTCTCCATGTTGCCAATAAATCCAATGGCGCACCGTTCTTGTGCAAGCCAGTGAATGTTGTAAAAATGGATTTCATTGTAATTTTACCTTTTTAGTGAATAAACGATTAGTACGACTGCGTGAGTTTAACGTGAGGATTGGCAGACAGGAACATTCCCGTGCTGTCTTTCTGTGAGGTCGGAATGGGAGGCACACGCCTTTCATACAATGCGTATTGCATTGTGTCTGCCGACACGTCAATGCCTGTTTCAAACTCGCCAACTTCGTATTCTTTGAATAATACAGAGTTAGCCTTGCCACGTTCTGCGGCATTGTTAGAACCGTCCTTAACCACCTCTGTAAGCACATCACCCGATTTCAGACCGCTAATAGCGGCACTAAGCGTAACGACATACACGCTACCCGTGTTGTTAAGGCAATTGCCGTTGTCAATAGCAGTAATAGTAGGAGCGGAAGCAAACGTGCCTGTAACAGCACCAGCCTTTAACACACTATCACCGACAGCGAAACAAGGAGCGTAGAACTCATCAATGTAGAGCGTTACTTTCTTGTTGTTCTCGTTGTCAATCTCAACGACTTTTGCAGTCTTGATTACTTGCACCTTTCTTGTGGTTTCGTTGAAAATGGCGAGAGTTCCAGCGGGTATCACATCACCCACACGGAACTTCTGACCGTCCACATCAAGATTGAAGCCACCCTGTACGATAGACGGGCTACCTGTAAAGATAGGGCGCATACCCGTAAATGAAGCTGTCTTGCGTTTCATCTTTTGTTGTTATTTTGCGGTTATAGACTCCAGCAATGCGTCAGCGGCTTCATCAACTTGCTTTTCGCTTGCTGCCTTTGCACCCTCTGCACTGTCTGACATAAGACCGTTGGTTATACAATCCTGTTTGAGAGCCGACACAGCAGCCTCCACATCTTCATCATCGGAAATGGACTTTGCAAGCCTTTCACGAAGAAATGCGGGGATGTTGTGCTTTTCAAAAGCGGCATTGATAGTGGCGGTTCTTTCGCCCTTGTTCTTTTCCGCTTTGAGCGCATCAATCTGTTCTTGCAGTTTCTTGATAGCCTCGCTTTCTGTTGGATTGCCACTACCGCCACCCTTACCGCCTTTGTTCGGGTCGGTGTTGTTGGGGTCTGTATCATCACCATCGCCCTCTTCACCGTCCTTTTTGGTAGTCTTTGGTTTCGGTGTTCCCTTTGCCTTGTTCGCCCACCTTGTAGCCTCGCTTTGGCTTGCTGTTGCCACCGTTACTATTAGGTTTGCGGTGCTTTCGATAGCGTCCGTATCGGTCGAATCATCTGCCACGCTGCCACCCATAGCCTCGGTTATCGCTGTCAGACACTTCTCCGATAGTCCCATGTCTTTGCACTTGTCTTTGACCTTTGCAAAAAGTTCTTTGTTCATAATTTTATGGATTTGTACCCCTTAGTTGGAGTTGTTTACGTTCTACTTTTGCAAAGGTAAGCAATTTATTTGATAATGTGTTCAAGTAACACAGATAAATTTTACTTGGTAAATTTGGCTTATTTGTGGTCTTTTTGTTCACTTAGTAAATTTTTCTACAAAATTTCTTGCAAAACATTTGGTGTATTTAATAAAACACACTATCTTTGCAATGTGTTTATGAAACACAGATAATGACAAGTAAAAACAAAACGATTATGAAAGCAATATACGCAAAGGACATAAAGGCAATGGTTAAGAAATTCAACCTCACAGATGATGAAAGCGAATACTTGAATGACATAGCCGAGGCTATCAACAAGGAGCGCACAGAGATTTGCGAAGATATACAAAGCGTTCTTCTTTATGGAAGTATGATAGACGAAAAGAGAAGCGCAATCCGTGCATTGCTTGTTTACTTTGGAGCAAAGGCACAAAAGGAAAACGATTTGCGTATGAAACTTGACAAAACGACTTGGGCAATAGCAAAGGCTCTCAAATGCGGTTCTTACCAAGTGATGCAATGGTTAAAAGGCATAGCAATCAACAAAGACCGTTTCGGCAAGTTCGTAGAGTGTTCGGACACATTCGGGTTGAATTACTTGGAGATAGCATAACAAAGGTAACGCCCCACCTAACCAGTGGGGGCAAGCAAAACGACATACGACATGATTACAATTATCAATAAATACACAGGTGAGGAAATTTGCAAGTATAGTAGTGCTTTGGTGAGTGAATCCACAAATGACAGTTTTATTGCCCCTGTCAAGGCTTCGGGCATTTTTCGTGGTCGTTGGAATGCTGTTGTTGATTACTTCATTGTACTTGGCGATGGCAAAGGTGGTTACACTGCCACACAATGCTTGCTCAAAGACCAATACGCAGTTAAGGAATGTTTGAATAAAAAATAATGGTTATGGAATATACAATTGAAGAAATGCAAGCAATGCTGAATATCGTTGCTGCTGTGCTTGGAAACAGACACTTTCAACAGGGTAGTGCATTACGCACATCCACGGTTTACGACATTGACGATTTCGATATAGCAACAATGCAGAAATGGACTGCATACTGGCAGCAAACCATTGACGCAGCAAAAGCAAAGTGATATGGCAATTTCAAACTATACCCCTAAGTGCATGGAGTTTTCCAAGCACTTCAAGGGGATGCAAGGTGTAACGACACACCAAAGCGACAACGAAGAGGCACACTATTTTTCGGGTACGGTCTATATCAACAACTATGAGTTTGTTTGCATAGACCAACTGACAGAAAGCAAGTACATGGTGTATATAAACAACCCAAGCGGACACGATAACGAGCAATGGGTGTTCGGGTATTACAAGACATTTGCCAGAGCCTTAAACAAAGCAACAGCAATCGTTGGAAAGCGAGAATACCCAAAGCCTGTTGAAACATGGTGATAACTTATAAAACATACGATATGGCAACTATCAAAGAAACGCTCAAAATCCCAAGGTGGGACATTGAAGAAGAAACGGGCTACAAGCCGATAACAACCTTTTGGATGGATTTCTCCATTGCCGACAATTACGGCTTGCAAGCCATTCAAGACACATTCAACCGTGCCTTTGATGCGTGGAAAGGTGATTACAAGTACCTCACAGAGCTTGTGCTTGTGTTGAACCACAAGATATTTCACCACTATACAGAAAAAGGCACAGAAGAACAAAATGAGGTAGCCTCGCTTTACAATGAACTTTGGCGCAAAGCGAATGATTATGCCTTGGATAACTTGCAAGGCGAGCAAGCAGCATACTTTTATCACTTAACAGATTGAGATATGGAACTTACAACTACAATCACACTAACGGAGGGCATGGTGTACAATGCCATGAAAGAGGCAATACAGGAGTTCTTCACGAACTTGCCCTCACAAGCCGACAGCAAAACAGATTGCCCCACAAGTCGGCTATGGGGACAGATATTGCGCAATGGAAAGCCTGTAACAGACAGCGACATTGAGCCAGTGAAAGACAATACACTTGGTGAAACAATCTACGGTGTTGTGCTGTTGCGTGGCGCAAAAGAAATAGGGACAATCGAAATGTAAGGATATGGAAACAAAAAAGTGTGAGGTATGCGGACAGACTTTGCCACTGTCCGCTTTCTCCAAGTCCTATAAGGGACGGTGCAAGGAATGTGTGGCAAAACAGACAAGAGAAAAGCGCAACGGCATTATTGCAACGGATAAGCCAAAGCAGATTGATTGGGAGCAACGCAGATACGAGATAGCAAAGGCTGCTATGGTCGGACAACTTGCCTCGCCTGTTGTTGAGGGCATAGACCCAAACCCAAGTATGCCAGATGTGTGCAAATGGTCTGTCATGTTTGCGGATGCACTCATTAACGAACTTAAAAAGCATGATAATGGATAAAAAGACATTCTTTCACAAGGTTAGCCAAATGCGAGCCGTACAACGTGAATACTTCAAAACTCGGAGTAGCGCAGCACTCGCCTCAAGCAAGTTGCTGGAAAGGCAGATTGACGAAGAAATAAAGCGAGCCAAGGCGGTAATGACTGCAAAGGCAAGGCTCTTTTATGAGCTTGTGGATATAGACCCACAGATAAACCAAGAATGGCTCAACGACCATATCAGAGCAAGCCTTGATTTCTTCTTCTGTGATGCGGATGTTCAACATCAAAGTGTGCTAAACAGCCATTTCTACGACAACGGATTTAGTGGCACATACGATTTTCCCACAATCGTAATTAACGACATAGGCGATATGTCAGATGATGATATGCTTGAATTTAAGTACGGGTACATCAATCACAAGTATCATGTATCATTCTTAAACAGACTGAAAGGTTAGAACTATGCAAAGAACAATTAGATTTCGTGGCAAAGCCACAGGTAAAGGGAATATCCCTACAAATTGGGTATATGGTGGCGGTTGTTTTTCGGTGGCTGGCAACACGTTCATCTTTGCCGACCCAACACCTAAATTCATGGGTAATGGCGTGTACGAGGCAAAGGCTATTGAGGTTCGCTTTATATGCCAGTCAGTAGGCTTGCACGACATATTCAAAGCGGAAGTGTACGAGGGCGATGTGGTACGCTTGGACGGAAACAAGAAATACACCTACATTGTGGAATGGAGCAAAGCACATTCGGCTTTCTTGGCACGTTGCATCCAGACAAAGACAGGACTTGCCAACCTTACCCCATTCGTGCCAATTGAAGTGATAGGTAACATATACGATAATCCAAACTTGTTAAAGCAATCATATATTGCGACAAACGCATTTAAGCAACAGGTAATGGTTATAAATAATCATAGGAAAGGATAAAACAAATGATAGACGAAAAGAAAATAGAAGAGGCTGCTTTCATGCACACTCACAAAAACCAGACTTGGAATGAAAAGCGGGATTATGCCAACGCTTTCAAGCATGGTGTGGAATGGTTCAAAATCAACTTGTGGCATGATGTAAGCGAAAGACCGACACGATACGACACTTACCTTGTACGGACAAAACAAGGGTGTTTGGACTTTTGCCATTTCGCAACTGAAAAATGGCATAGCAAAGATATTGGCACTGTTGATAAATGGCTTGATTTGGCAGACATTAAACCAAAGGAGGCGTGATGTATATAACAATTACTATCACAAGCACAGCAGGCGCATTTATATGTACCTTGCTGATAGCTTACTTAGTGTTTCGCATTGTATGTTTATTAAGAGAAAAGAAATATAAAATTATGGCAAGTAAAAACAACATTGAAAAGTACATTGAGCGTTTGAAAAAATGTCAGAATATGGGTGATACAGAGTGCGCCCATGCAGACGCAGACAGAGTATTAGAGGATGTCATTCTTAATGAGCTTGGGGATGATTTCAAACAGGTTGTAAATGAATACAAGAAAGTACCCAAATGGTATGCGTAAACTTAGTAAAGATGAAGACACTAACATTTGATGTAATGCTCAATGGGCGTTTTATCTGCACGTTGTTCTACAAGTATTGCCCACTGTTTCCAATAGACAGTGAAGAACTTGTTAAGTTCGTTCTGTCAAAGCGTCCGACATTAAAGGGCAAGCCGTTCCGTATCGCTTTTTAGTTCAAAATGAGTACCTTTGCACACAAAAACAAGAAAGCGCATGAAACAGCAAAGAAAGGTTATTCACGTTGAACTGAATGAGCCGTACAAGGATAAGCACCATTGGTATTTTGGCAGCATAACGGCAATATACGACATTCTGCCTGTTGATGTGGTCGGCATTGCTCATACATCATTGTGGAATGTGTTAGCGAAGAATGGAGAATATAAAACCAAGACTGCAACAATAAGGCTTGGTGTTCTCCATTCCAAGCAAACCAACAGAGGAAAGAAAGCAACAGACAATGAAAGTTGATGAAATAATACATCAAAATATTTTTCTTTCAGATAAATGTTGTATCTTTGCAAAAAGAAAACCTCAAAATTGGGAAGAGGCGCGGATTGTAGTTCCGCGCAAAAGCTACCAATGGTGAGGTTTTCTTTTTTATTGTATCGCTTTCAATATCGTTTCATTATCAGACACACTATAAATCACATATTCACCTGTATGATACTTTCTAACGATTATCCAGCACTTGCGCCCTCCGATAGTCGTTTCAAACAGATGTAATGTAACCTTTGGCGAATGTTTATCTACACCGCTACCACAATACACGGCATTTTCAATGAGGTTAGGCAAATCAAGTAAAGCCTCGTTCTTTGCTTCTGCATCATGGAATGGTTGGTTAAGCCATTCTTTAACACTTCGCTTTGGCAAGGTTGCAGTTACATTGAGGTCTGGCAGCGTGAATTGCTGTACGCACAATGTTTCGATTGCAAGCTGCTTTATTTCCTTGCGCCTGTCCTTGGCTTCTTTTGATAGCGGTTTCTTTACAGGTCGCTTGCCATTGAGTGAATCCGTTATCCTTTGCTCATTGTCCTTGTAGAAATATGGCAGCGTTCCATCACCCTTTGCTTTGTCCATGCGTTCTGCATTGTCCCTCGCCCAACTGACAAAAGGCTTTGGAATGTCGGTTACTTCATCGGCACACTCCACGCTGTTAGGATTTTTGCCATCAAGGATGTTGTCTATCATCTTTTCAACCTCGCCATGCGTGGCAAGCACAGGCACTTGGTAGCAACGACAATTCGGGTGCCAGCCAGTCCATTTGAATGTCTTGGGGTAGATACCTTTCAAATCATCGCAAATGTCGGGGACAGGGTGGTTGTTGCTCAACTTGATTTCAATGCCTATGACAAAGTGCATATCTTGCCATCGGTCATATTCTGCCGTGCGGTAGGCAATATTGGTTTCTGTCCGTGCAAGCCTTTGGGCGTTTCTGTATGAGGAACGGTAAACGCCTCGTCCGGGGTGGTAGTCCTTGGGGTTATCATCAATCCACTTGTAAGACTGGCTTTCTTTGTCGTATATCCTACGTTTCCACACTCGCCCATATACAGGGTCGCCGTTTTCATCCTCACCAACCTTTACACGGAAACGCCTGTACCATCTATCTGGGTCGTTCAAATATTTCTGAATGGTGGTAGCCAAGCGATTTGCAGCCGTACCCTCGCCAATAGCCAAGTCAAGCGTATTCTCCAACTCTTTCTTGTAGGCTCCCGTGTATCTCCACACCCTTTGAGAAAGGTTCAATCCGCTTGTGCCTGTCTTTCTTGAAAAAAAGGCGTTCATGGCTTCTTGGTTGTGCTGAAAGTATTTTGCGAAGAATGGGTTTTCAATCGCACTATCACCAAACACCGCCTTAACAAGTTCGTCTGTATGCTCGTTTGATTTGAGCCATTCCCTTTCTACTCCCTTGCGTATGGTCTGATAGATACGGCTATACATATTGCGCAACATGGGTGTTACTTGCTCGCTATACCCATAATCAGCAAAGGAGAACGGCTTTCCGCTCTCCAAATCTGTATTCTTCACCAAGTTAATAATCTGCATCATCACATCACGGTACACCGCCCTTACGTTGGCAGCATACCCCTCTGTGCGCTTGAACAACTCGGCTTGCGCTTTCTTATAGTCTATCTTTGCCATTGGTGGTTACTTCTTACTGAATTTGTCGCAAATGTCCCTTTCAAGAAACTTGGAGTATTGAAAGAACTTGCAACGGCACAATATCATGTGTCCGTCAAGTGCCTTGCTGTGTGGGTCGTATGAGTGTTTGCAATCCTTGCACGACAACCCTAATTCTTTGGGCGATTTCGCTTTCTTAGCCATTGAATAAATTTTTAATCAGTTCTTCTTTTGTTGGGAAACACGCACTATCCAAGAAATACAAGTGCTGTGGGTTGTTGCGTGTGCCTGTGTTGGTATGCTCCACGTTACGCACGAATGTACGCAATGAGTTACGGAACACCTCAATGGCAGCGATACGGAAACAATGCGGTCTATTGTTAAGCATAGTCCACACTTCATCACCTATGTTGTATTTGGTCTTTACTTCCATTATTCAACCTCCCCGAACACGTCCATTTTGTTTAACTCCATTTGCTGTGCAAGTCTTTCGGCTTGCTCTGTCTTAATACGCTCCATTTCTGCCTTGCTGTCCTTTACAAGGTAGGACTTTTCAACATAGCTTTCAAGGCTCAATGCGCCATCGTTGTACTGCTTGGAAAGGTCGGCAAGCATTTCACTTACATCATCACCAAATGGTTCTTGGAACTCATGCCCCAATTCAAGCGCATCATATTCTGCCTTGTGTCGGTAGTCAAGCACGTTGCCCATTATGGCTTTCATCAACGAGGCGTGTCGGTTCATATACCCATCGTGCTTTTCCTTGTGTCGCTCTGCCTTAATGACTGCAAGCAACATCACTTTGCGAATAGCCTTTGCCGACAGGTTGCCGAGGCTTTTCATGTTGTCAAAGTCTATGTTTGGAGTGAACGACTTGGAAAGAATGTGCTTATCCAACCGCTCAAACTGATTTTTCTTGCTCTCGCTTGCCTGGTCCCATGTGAGATAACGCACTTCGCCTCCATTTTTGAGAATGAATAGCTTTGCCTCTTCCTCTGACTTGGGTAATGAGTTGAGAATTTCAGCGGTTGCCACCATTGCGGGGTTGGCGAAGCGGTCGTTTACATCCGCATCCACGCTTTCCATTGTTTCCTCACGCTCAATCATCGGCTGTACATCTGCGTGTTCTGGCTCTTGCTCAAACAGCAAAACAGGTATCTTGCCTATGGGGTTAGCCATTCTCTGAACTTCCCAACCGACACTACCACGCTTGCACAGATAGATTGTATCTGCCGTATATACATCTATGTGGTGAATGGTTCGGTTGCCTTGCTCTGTGAGGTAGTAACCCCACGCAAAGGCTTTAAGCCGTCCGTATTGGTCTTTAAGCGTGTATATATCATCGTTGTTTTTCTTGCTCAACACATTCAGCAAAAGCCGTGGCGTGTTGTCTGCATCCCTGTAAACGTGGTAGAGAATGGCAGCACAACCCTCCGCACCTGCTGCTCTCTTGGCTTCACGCACGGCACTGTCAAAGCGTGTTTGGCGCATCAGTTCTTGGTAGAAGTCAAATGCGTTGTCTGTGTTCTCTGACAATTGCGACCATTTAACAGGTCTGCCATACAGGAACACAAGGGCAATCTCATTGATGAATTTCTGATAGGGGATAGGTATTTTGTTGCGCTTGCTCCATCGTAGGAAATTGCCCTTTTTGTCGAACACAGCCCTGTCCTTGCGCTCCATTACCTTGTGAGTGCTCACCTCGTACTCCAACAGATTACGGCTCGCCACCTCTGAACGGCTACTAAGCATAGCAACCGCCCTTGTTACATCGCCAGCGGTTAGAAGTTCATCGAAACTTTGCTGATAACCAATAGCCGCCTTTAACTCGTTTGTGATAGTCTGAATTATGCCCATTGTATGATATTGTTATGTTAAACCTAAAATTCGCTCTATGTTATCGGGTATATCCACTTCATTGTAATCAAACCAACAGCGCATGAGAAACATATCTCGCCAGTCGGGAGAACAACCGATTTCCACCTTGATTTCCTCTTTCGGCTTTAGCTTCAGCTTGCCGTCACTGTCCGCTTTCCACGTTTGCAGTTGTTCAAGCTCTCTCGTTATTTGCTCCCTGTCGGCTTGGCTCACCAAATCCTCATCAATGCCTACTTCATGGGCGTTAATGTGTTCTGCGAGCTTATAACCGCATTGTGTCTGTAAGTTTTGGTAGTTCTCACCTTGCATAGCCGTGGAGTTATTGACAAAGCCGTTGCAATCGCAATTATCAACAACACCACCGCCCACACCATCCTCATCAACAATCACCCTGTGATTTGGTATTCGGTATTTCCTTTGCTTTGTGATTATCCATGTTTGAATGTCCGTTGTCTTGCTTATGGCAAAGCAAACCTTGTCAATGATGAAATACCCATCCCATACAGCCAAACGTGCATGGTCGGCACCAAAACGGGCAATATCACCCGTTATGTAGTGCTTGCCTGTCCGTATGGCTAACTTGTTACCGAATATGGCGCATATATCATCATGTGAACAAAGGGCGTTGGGGTTATCGTCATACTCCCAATCTCCAAGAAACAGACGGGCAAACTTAACCTTGTCGGATGTCGTTTTCAATCCCTCTATATAGTCGGGGTCAATGAATGGGTTTTCCTGTACCAAGCAAGCAATGTAGTAGCGGTATTCTGCAAGCTGATTTGCCTTGTATGGCTTGTAGAAAATATCGTACATCCAATTTTTCTTGGGGTTACAGGTGATGAATAGCTTTCGCTTTAGTCCGTATTCTTCATTAAGGCAGCGACCGATACGAGTTTTCAGCGTGTCATACGCTCCAAAGTTCACCTCACCGCCCTCTTCAATCCAACCGCCTGTGAACTCAATAGAGCCGTAGCGTTCATATAATGGGTCAGACGGCTTATATTGCAAGTCAAGAAAATCAATGCGTGAGCCATTGTAAAACTGAATGTAGTTCAACTGTCCGTTGAAACTCCACAAGTCCTCTGGCACTCCATACATCGTGCAAACTCGCTTGAATGTGATGTAAGTTGATTGCGTGATACGCTTCAACTCGGCACGACCAATAAACCATTTTGTACCCGGATAGGCAAGACACATAAAGAGCAACCACACGGCACCCGTCCACGACTTTGCACCACCAGCAGCACCACCATACAGAATTTCAACGTGTTCGCTGTCTGTAAGTATGGTTAAGGCTTGCTGTTGCTTGTCGTGGTTCTTTCCGTCACGGCACGTTATAAAATCGAAACGACCACGGCGGAAAAGCTCCGTTTTGACTGCAAGAGCCATTGGCATTGATATGTCTTTATTGTTCCTTGCCATTCTTTGCGCTGTTCCTTATCTTGTCAAGTAGCGTGTTATATGTTATCAGTTCATCATCGGACAGAGCCGACAAATCCATGTTGTTAGATACATTGGCGTTTATCTCGCCCTCTATGTTTTGGGTAGCCTTGCCAAACACACGGTCAAAGAGCATTTCAACCGTGGAAGTGCGACCATAACGAATATCTGAATTTATTGCCGAAATGATGTTCAATACCCAAATGGGCGTGTCCTTGTTTGGCTTGCTCGGATTTTCGGGGTCTTTCAGTAGCGGTTCAAGTTCCGCTGTTGAACTCTCATAAAGGTGCTGTATAACTTTGAGTATTTCTTCTTTGCTGCTTTGTGGATTTACCTTTTTGCCTGTTGTGGATTGAATGTATTTAAGCACAGAAAGATTGCCCCGACCCCTTTTCTTGGGTTGGTTCTCGGATGTAAAGCGGTTGCCCTTTTTATTTCCTTTCTCAAATAGTGCCATTCGTTGTAAATTCGTTGATTTCTGTTTATAACGTGTTTGTCAAACACACTTAATAACTGCAAAAAATCGGACAGCGAATAAACACCGCCCGACTTCTTCACTTGGTAAATCGGCTTTTATGCCTGTTCCTGTGCTTGATACTTGTTATAGAACCATTGCATAAGGCTATTACCCAGTTCATCGTATGCGTCCAACTCTTCCATGAGGTTGTCTGCTTTTTCAATCACACTTGCGAGTGCCTTGTTTTCCTCGTCTGTCTGTTCTGGTGGGAAGAACTCGCCAGCCAAATCACGTTTGAGCATTGCAAGCTCTAACGGTGT